AAATACTTCAGCATCTATATCAAAAGAAGCGCCACGACCACGACCTCTTCTCTCCAGATATTCAGTAGGTACAATAATTCTGGACTTGCCTAATCTGACATCTCGCATCCATGAAGTATATGCTTCATCGATTGCATCAAATAAACCTTCGATACCATCGAAATCTGACCTACCATATTCATAACCTTTTAATCTTCTAAGTGGTCTTTGATTAGGTACATAAACCGAAGCTAAAGAATCAAATGGCAATTTAATCTCATCTAATAAATCAGCAGTTTCTTCTAATCTATCTAAAGATACTCTTATTCCAATATTTGATTTAGTTCCTTCATAAAGTGCGTGGTGTATATATCCATCTTCGTGATGTTCAATATGTCGATAAAAGTTTTGTCCATCTGGAGATTCGTATTCAGTTACATATCCTACTGCAACTAATTGACCATACATAAACGTTGCAATAGCTCTATCTGGAGATACAACTTGAATTGTAGGATTCTTCATAAACTCTGTATTCCAAACTAAACGTAAAAATACTCCACCTAATGCAGATGATATTTCGCCAGCTTCTAATAATTTATTCTTTAATCCGCATTTTCTAATTAAGTCATCGAACCAGCTTTGTGTGTTCATCTTGTCAGAATCGCTAAAATCTGTATCTTCAATAACAAATTTAGGTGGTTCACTAAATAATAAATCAGCGCTTGTTTGTGCAATATCGCCAGCTAATGGAACGTGTAATTGGTGTCTATCTATTTGAAGTTCTGTTGCGCCTTTACGTGTCCAGAACATATATCTTCTTGGTCGATAATCTTGTGGTACATCAGCATATACTTTTCTAAGTACTGCTGGGTCGCCAGTATGCCATGCGTTATGTTCTTGATAAACTCTAAAAATATGTTTATGGTTCTCTGGCGGATAAGCCGAACCATTTTCTGGTAATCTTAACATTTACTTTTTCTTCTTTTTACTATCAGATTTTTTAGCTTTTTTATAACCTTTTTTGTTATACACTAATCACTCCTACTAATCCAATGTCGCCATATAGCGCCTAAACTTATACAAGCATATCTTAACGCATCTACTGCGTGGTCATTACGTTTTAATGGTTTATCTTCGCCACGTTCTTGCTGCTTGACATCCCAAACATAACTCTCAATTTCTTCTATTAGTTTAGTGCAACTATTGTGAATCAATAGTTTTCTACTACTTAATAAGTTATACACTACTCTAATACCATCTTGAACATTATTGTTTGCTTTTGTAATTCCTAAGTGATTATCTCGCCATAACTGTGTAATAAATGAAGCTGCGGAAGGGTCAACGTATATTCTGCGTATATCATAATCTAATAAAAAGTTTTTAAGTTCTCTGGAGTATTCAGCATCAGATAATTGTTTTTGTCCTTTTGCTGAATCATAATAATATTCTTTACATACGTATAACTTGTCATCTACTCCTTCGCCAATTAATAATGCACAAAATGGATTAGTCGTACCATAGTCAATTCCTACATAGTATTCTTTCATTTTTGGTAAATCTGATACTACGTTGGTATCTCTCTGGAAGGTATCATAAACTGCGCCTTCTGCCATAACCCACTCGCCATTAATAAATCTGCGATACCATAAACTACTAGCTGGTGCATATTCTGCTTTTAAAGCTTCTACGTACTTTGGGTCTAAGGTATGGTTGTCATCTAATTGAAATGCAAAATTCCTAATATCTAATTCATGTTCTCTATCTAAGAAGTTCTTTTTAAGCCAATGGTTTGGACTATCTGGGTTAGTTGTTAAAAATAATTGTGCGTTAGGTACTCTTAAACGTGATAAAAGCATCTGAAAAAATGATTCTGACCATAAGGTTACTTCATCTCCATAAGCGCCAGCAAGTGTTAAACCACGTATTTTTGCTTCAGCTCTCTCATCGTTAGCGCCTACTATATAGATAGTTCGATTTCCTATTTGGATTTCTCCAGAACCAGTACGTGTAATAAAGCTTCCAGAACCATCAAGTAATTCTGATAAGACATCAATTACGTTACGTTTTAAAGTTCTTTCAGTCTTACCTATCATAAGTAAGTTACCTTTAGCGCCATTAGTGCAGAACTCTATCCAGCGGATTAATGAAGATATTGTTTTACCAGAAGATACTGAACCTTGCCAGATATTTATTCTGGCAGTTGAATCTAAAATAGAATCTAACTGTTTACCTTTCTGAAGATTTATCATTTCTTAAATCTTGTATTTGTTGCGCTAGTTCTTTTACTGGGTCATCTTGTGCAGTAGCAACATTACGTTCTGTTCGACCCCACTTATCTGGATATTTACGTTCTAATCTCCACGCAGCAGCAGTCCAGTTCTTTTGTGCAGCTTGACCTATTAATCCAACTAACATAGCTTCTGATTGTGCTTGCGCCTTTTTTACTGTGTCGGTAAATTCAACAAAAATTTCTTCTCTTTTGCGGATTCTTGAACGATTTGACTTAGATACTCTATCTATTTCAGCGTTTCCACGTTTAAGCCACTCATAAATACTATCTCGATGAATACCTACTAAAGCAGCAGTTGTTTCGATGTAATTTCCTGCACGAAGATATTGTGCTATTTCTTCAATTAATTCTTTTGTCAGTTTTGTTGGTCTGCCTGCCAATGTTACGCACTCCTGTTACGTTAACCACTTAAACCTGTTAAGTGTTAGCTATCTAGTACCGCTAATCCTACTTGCTGCAAGACATCTTGCGCTTTTGGTATATTACCGCTTGTTGCATTATATAACATATCTGTCATCAGTATGCACGCAGCATTAAAAAAATCATTACCGCTTATAGCAATATTGTTTCTCTCCATAATTGGTAAATAGCCAGATTCGTATATACCATCTGTTACTGATTCTCTTAAATTTTTAAACTCTATTTCATCTATTCCATCTTCATAAGCAAAATTTGCAGTAAGAAATGATATAAATATCTGCATCGCTTCTTTTATTTCTATTGGTATCTCGAAGAATACTTCTTCTGGGTTTATTTCGTTTTCGTTACTATCTGACATGTATAACCCAATTCTTCTAATTCTTGTTTTGCGTTTTTTGCGTGTTCTGGACTTTCTACTACGACTTTTAAATATGTTGTTTGTTCGCCAAAATCATCATCGAATTTTAGTGGTTGGTCGTTAGCATGAAGCATATCCATAATATCTTGTCCAGTAAAACCTAATCCAGATAAGTCATTAGTAATTGAATCTATTTCTGATAACATTTCTAGCAGCTTTGCTTCGTTCCATCCACCATCGATTGTAAGTGTGTTTGATGCAATTAAATACGCTTTAGCTTCAATATCGGTATCAAAAGCGACATGAAGTGTTGGTATTAGCCACTCTTTTGTATCTTGTTCTACGTTTATGTACTTTGGCAGCTCTTCTGAATCTCTGTACATAAATTGCAACGCAGTTACTCTACCATGTCCAGCAACTAAAAAACCAGTAGTATCATTAACTACTGGTAATTCAATAAACCCAAAACGTTTAATGCTTTGGATTATTTCGCCTATGTTGTGTTCTTTAGGATTTTCTTCATCAAATTGAAAAAGATGTAATCTATCATAAGTAACTTTTGCTTCCATTTTCTTATGATAGCATCGCTTTCACAAAAGCGATTAGAATATCTAATAGCGTAGCTAGTGTGCCGCTCATGTAAGGTGTTTATCTTACATCGCTAGCTGCGCTGCTAGCATGAAGTCTTAACGTAGATATTTACTAGGTTTAACTTCTATGCCAGCATCCAGCTTTTTATACATCTCATCGAGTTTAAAACCAACACTATCAGAAGCCATCTTAGCTTCTAATCTTTTTATTCGATAAGATATAATTCCCATTTTACCAAACTCATAAATTAAGAATCCAATAAATGATATTCCTAAACCATAGAATAATCTCCAGTCCCATGATTGAATCATCCATGCTTCTATAAATAGTTTTAACATATTCTCCTAACTAAGCACTTGTAGGTGCTAATTGTCCTATTTGTTTGTAAGCCATATCAGCGTAAATGTAATATAACGCTTTTTGAAATTCGTATTGTTCTGATATTTGTTGACCTAAATCATCAACATAAGAATCAATATGTGCTTTTATTTCTTCGTTAGACTTACCTTTTTTCTTCATATTTGCAACTTCGTGAATTGCAGTTTCAGTCCAGTTTTGAATCTTTTGCGTAGATATTACTTGTATTGGTCTATTAGATTCATACCTTTTTTTGTTTTCTACGCTTGTAATCATGCCATCCTGCATGAGTGATTCAAATATTTTTCTTTTTATATTTGGTATAACGTTAAACGCCATAATTATCTCCTAACTTGCTATTGCAAAATCGTAGTAATAATCTTTACTACCACTCTCTAGCTCTTCTAGCATCTCTGTTGCTGCGTTAAATGTTAAAGCATAACCTTTTTTCTTTAACATCTTTGCTTTACCTCTTACGTACTTGTAATAGCCATACTCTTCATTAATGGCATATTCCTTGCCATACTTATCGCTTGTGTAATCATCTCGGATAAAATAGACAAACTCTAGCTCTAGCTTTGTATTGTCTATGCTCTCTCCAGATAACTTACCAGCTTTAAATAGCTTTTCGTATTCGTAATAAGACATTGTGCCTTCATCTTTACCTTTTTTGTAATCATAACCAGCACGAAATGCCATCTTGACATACGCAACTTCTTTGCCGCCTTTGAATATTTTTACATCAGCTGGATATTTCCAGAACGCCAAACTTCTAGGAAGTAATCCACCTTCGCTAGAATCACGCTCTGTATCTATCTCTTTTTCTAATGTACCTACAAGTTCGTAGGTATATCCTTTGGTAACAAGAAAGTCAGCGAATTTCTTAAACGCTGGAGATTTCTTAAAAAGTTTTTTTAACTTTTCATCCATCTTTTTACCATCCTTTCTTACAATATAATTGTATCACGTTGTGATATTAATAGTCAATATGACTATAATTATTTGTTTTCCATTTTTTTTATTTGTTTTGCTAGTCGATAAGCTAACTCTTTATCTACAAACTTTTTAGTTATAGATAGCACATCTTGGTGCAAGCCATAAGTCATTAGAGTATCTATTGCGTTTTTAATTTGATTTAGTTCAGCTGCGTCTTTGAACTTCAGCTTTGATAGTATTAATGCATTTGCCATTTATTCTCCTTTACAATAGTCTTTCGTAATCCCATACTTTGATATTATGCAATACTGCATTAATACCTTTATCGTATGCTTTTATCCACTCGGATAATTCTCTTTTTGTTAATCTTGGAGATACATCAGTTTCTGCGGTACTTTTGTATCTTTTAACTAATCTATATCCGCCATAAGCAATATCAAGTGCATATTTGCAGTCAACATGAAATTGATTATCGTAAACCATCTTGTTATTAAGGTTTACAATTTGTTGTTCTAAGTCATCAACTGTTACTGGCGTTGCCATTATTTTTCTCCTTCCACGAAACCTTCTTTAAAAGAAGCAACTTCTTTGTAAAGTTCTCCTTTCCACTTTTTAGCAGTATCGTAAGCATCTGAATAATGAGTTGGTGCAGTAGCTTTTATAATGCCATCTTGCCAAAATATTACTCTGTATTTTTCTGCCATTATTTTATCCCTTCTGTTAGTCCAACTAACTTATCTAATTGATTCTTAGCGCCAACATAATCGCCAGCATCTAAGAGTTCTTTGATTTGTTTTTTGAGTTTTGCTAT